GGCGTCCAAGTCCCCTCCTCATAGTCATCCAGCAGATTAGCCGACCCAGTGCCGCCAAGGTAGACACCGCCAGAGAGGTAGAGGTCTTTGAAGCGGCGGCTACTATAACCAAGATCAACAGTTGCATCTGTCTGGGTTCCATTTACAGCAGGGGTAAGTATGTTTGTGTCAAAGCGAATACCCGCATGACTTGACCCACCACTTATATATAGATCACCTCCAGCAACCCCAATACTCCCCACAGAGCCGCCGTCTTTGTAGAAATCAACAATGTCGCCATCGGTTCCTTGTCGAGCTAATTGCAATGCTTCTTTGCTAGTGGCTGTAAAAGTGCTGTAACCATCGGGTCTAAGGTTAATCCCATCTGTTGTAACAGCAGAAGCATCACTCGTCTTACCCACCAGCAAGTTACCGCTGGCATCTAGGGTCATGGCTTGGGTGGTGCCATTTGGCTTCCAATGCACAGAGCCATCAGAGTTGAGGCGCATGCGTTCTACTGTGCCGTTTACGCCAAACGTCATGGAGTTTGTGCCATGATCGTATGACAAGTAACCAGTATCTATATCAGCAGTATCACCAAAGAATATACGACTGTTGTCGCCAAGGTTATTGCCAGTATTGAGGTATATGTCCGTATTACCAGAACCTGTTATGTCTAACTTAGTCCCCGTGATGTCTACGCCTGTGGCGGTGGTGGCGAGTTTGGGGGCGTTGTCATAGTAAAGGGTCACCCCGCTGTCAGGAGCGGCGATAATCATGCTCTCGTTGTCCGCGGGATTACGAACAGTAAAGTTTTCCGCAAGAATGCGAAGGTTTCCTGTGCCGCCCTCGTTGATGTAGCTGTGCGACCCGTTGTGGTAAATCTGAAGGTCAGACCCAGCACCGAAGATGGCTTTGTTATTGTCGCCAAACGTCATGTTCGCGCCAAACGAAATGTCGGCCGTATCCCCCGATATATTGAGATAACGCCCATCCGCTTCACTTTTAGAATAAACGTCAAGATTTGTTCGCGCTGCCGCCGCCGTTGTTGCACCGGTTCCGCCTTGTGCGATCGGCAACGTTCCGGTGTAGCTTGTGCCGCCGCCACCGATGTTGATGTTCCAGGATGTCTTTGTGCCGCTTCCGGCATATGCAACCGCATCAACGGTCAACGTTGTTCCGCTGTACGCGGTGACGATCGCATCGATCCAGTTTGTCGAGGGTGCCGCCGAATCCGTGATCCGCAATGGCGTTCCGACTTGGTACGGTTTCGAGGATTCAACCGTGAACGTTTTTGAGCCAATTCCAATCGAGTTCGATGTGGTCGATGTTGTGGAATATAAGTTCCCCGCATGGGTGACGAAATCCTCGAACGCATCCGGCAAACCGTCAACGTAATTTTGACCCTCGAAATCTGCGAGTGTGTAAGTGCGACCATTAAGAGTGACCGGATATGCCATTTTTGTTTCCTCTTACAAAAGTTCCTCGACCTCGATCAGTCTGGAATAATAATCAAGAGCCGAGTTCACGATCGGCCCTGTTGTTGCGATCCTACCATAAATGTTTTGTGTCGTCCAAGTGTTCGGATCATCGGGTTGCGGAATGACCAAAATATCTTGCGCAACTCCGCGCAATCGATCGACCTGGTTGAATATGTTTCCGAAAATCTCTTTCTCCGGCAAGTTAATCAATTCAAAACGCATCCGGCGGAAACGCTCAACCTCATCAACGAACGTTTGACCACCGCGCGATTTGGTGATCCGCGATTCATCGATGAACTCAAATTGAACGCCGTTGGCATAGTTGATCGATGGTTGATATGCCGGCCCCGATAACAATCGACCCGCTTGCAAATATCCATCCGCATTGTCCGGATCGGAAATATTGATCCGCAAATATCGAGCCTGGATTGCTTGACCCAAAACATCGAATGTTGAGATCGTATAGTTCGCGGCAACCTCGGGGTTCAAATATCCACCCCAAGTGAAAACGCCCCAAGGCAATGTGCCAAATTCATCCACCACCGGCCAGGCATCAACTGTGCCGGAATCATATTGTGTTGATGAAAAATCAGAAACATTCGAAAACCGCCACCGGATTGTTCCAGTTTGTGAAATCGTGTGCTTGATTAGTGCGGCAAAATTAACAATTCGAGACTGTCCAAAATCAACATCGATCTGCGCGGTGGTTTGAGTGTTGCGCCAAATTTTCACGATCTGGCGATCTTGCAAGTTCTCGACCGGTAATGTTGCAACCTCATCATCGGCGGTGATCGATGTTGCTGAATCGACGTAATTTGTCGCCGAGATAATCATGTTTCGAGCCATCAAATCACCCCCAAAGTTCCAATTCGACCTCGTTGTTCGCTGCGTCCTCGTTGATCGAGATCACGCGAAACAATTTGCCACTGTCGAGATTATAGCGATTAAACGTGATTTTTACCACATCATTCAGTTTCAATGTATAAGGTTGGGTTTTAACCAGGATTCGGAAAAAATCGCGCTGCGCTTTGTATATATTCAACAACCTGGTCGCCTCGGTTGATGCCGCCGATGATTCCGCAAACAATGAATCGATCAATATTTCTTTACTGTTTGGATATGGCGTTTGAACGTTTGTGTCGGTGGCAACCGCGAAATCACCCTCTCGGACAAAGAAATCTCGATTTGCCGCCGTGATCGATGCGTCGAAATCGGATTCACTCATCACTCGATAATTCTTTTTATATTTCACGCGAGTTCGGAAATTCGGAACCTCGGACGCAAGGCGAGTGATTTCGATGATGGTGGTTGAATCGAACTCGGCATCCGCCGTGCCGGTTGGCAACTCAACTCGGCCAACCTGAAATTCGCCATCACGATTGAACCCATAAAACCCGCCAACCGTGTTGATGATGCGATCCAAAACCTCGGCAATCGTTGTGATGTCTCGATCGTAAACGCCAACGGTTGATGAATTGGCCGTATTCAATGCGGTGAATGATGCGGTGTCGAAATCCCCTGGATAAGTAAAACCGGCATGATCCTCGACAATGTGTTGAATAATATCGGCCGCGCTCTCGAGATATGTGCCATCGACCTTGGAACCCTTCACATCGGCCGTGATAACGCCATCGGGTGCCGCAACCAGGGTGAAACGCCCATTGGTCAAATCAACCGTGTAATCGGTTGTCAACGTCAACTCAACGCCGCCCTGATAAACCGCATCGATCGCCTGGATGTCGCCATCGTGAACCTGATAAACATAATTTGTCGCATCAACCAAAACCGGCTCGATGTTGTAAACCTCACCATAACAATGTGGTTTCGGTTGGTTCGCAAGTTCGCTCGATCCCTCGTTGCCACCGGTTCCCGCGTAAAACGTATCCGGATAATCAACGACAAAATCATTCTGGTTGTCGCGCAAAATCACACTGATAAACAAATCATCGAACTCGATTGATTTCGCCTGGCCTTGAAAAATGGTGAAATAATATTGATACGCGGCCCCCGCTTCGCCAACCTTCACCTCGACCGAACGGCCATCCCAACCATATCCAACCCAATCATCGAGGCCACCATCGGCATTGGTCAAAACCAGGTTCCCAAAACCAGGAACCGAAAACCCGCCGATCTTGCCCGAGGAAAACATCGATCTCGAGAATGAGATCGGTTCAACCAATCGAGGCTCGAACAATGTGTTCGCCGGTGATTCCGTTGGTGAGGTCACAAATCCCTCACCAGAATAATACAACGTCAACTCGGTTGCCGCATCGATGTCATAAGGTTTGAGGATGACCAGATATTTTTTCTTTGCGTATGGATTAGCGACCAATTCCGCGAGTGTTGTTGCAACCATTATGAACGCGCTCCCGCAAGGCCACCCGCCGCCATCATCCGCGACATTTGCCGGCGCAAGGTAATGATTTCGTTTTTCATATCATTCACCGCGCCAATGAGTTCGGATGCGTTGCCCTTGATTGGTGCGATCGTTCCATCGCGCCCAGGAATAAACATCTCTGGCCCTCTCTCGCCCACCTTTACATTATCGCCGGCATGAACGTTTGCACCGTTCATCGCGGCCAAATATGGCCCCGCCTCACTGTAAAGGGTTCTGAATCGATCGGCTCGATCTTGTGAATATGTCCCTTTATCTCGACCCATGCCACCGGTGATGCCGATGATCTTGTCGCTCAACGCATCGGAAAGAGAATTGACAAATGTTTTCTTGCCGAGTTCGATGCCGACCGATGTTGCGATCGATGCAATGTTTCCACCGCCCAAAATACCGGCCGCGAACGATTCCGAGATTCCGGTTGTCACCGCCGAGATAAATCCAGAACCACCCGCAAGGTTTCCGGCAATGGCCGCTCCAACGCCTGGCAAAATGAATGCCCCCGCCAAGGCCGCAATCGTTGCAAGATCGCCGCCCATGATGCCCTCGACCAATCCCTTGACCGCATCCGTCACCGCACCAATCACCTTGCCGATCGCATCAACAATGCCTTTCACAACGTTTGTGACCGCATCGACAATGCCCTTGATGATTTTGGTGATGCCCTTGATGATCCCGCCCAGGAAAAACCCTGGCGTGAGGGAATCCATCAATCCGGCATCGATGGACAATCCGCCGGCACTCGGCATTTGTCCGGCATTCAACGCATCAAAGAAACCGGTTCCGAACTTGGAAACCGTCGATGCCTTGATGACATATTCGCCGGATGAAACCCGCGCCAAAACGTCATCGGCTCGAGGCCCACCGGAACCAGGAACCAAACCACCATCCGCGAACGATAGGTTCGGGAAAATATCACCGAGGAAATTCAAACCGGTGGTGATGACCGCCTTGGCCGCAAGATCGGCAAGGCCGCGTTTGATGGCATCGGTGAACGTGCCGAAATCAAGTTCGCCGGTCATAAAGAAATCGGATAATGTTCCCTCGAGTGAGGTGAATGTTTTCCCAACGAGATCACCCATGTTCGCGGCGTTGTCCGAGATCGATTGATAATAATCTTTTACACCCTTAATCGCGCCGGCTCCGAATGTCTGTTCGGTTTCCGCGCGATAATCGATCGTTTCCGATTTGATGTCGGAAAGAATGTTTTCGTATTCCTGGCCACTGATGATTCCGGCCTGGAATGCTTTGTCGGCGATTTCCTGGCGGCTTGCCAAATCCGACAATGTTGTATCGAGGCTGAGAGCCTCTCTCGCAAGAGTGTTCAACGTTGCCTCGTATTGCTCAACGCTGATTCTTCCCGCATCAACCATCGCTTTCAGCGCGGCCTTTTCCTCTTTCAAATCAACGATCGCATTTTCGACCGGAAAGATGCGTTTTTTCATTTCGGTCATTGCGTCATTGAATGCTTTTGCGGAAACCCCGCCATCCTTTAATGCGTTCGCTGCATCACCAACTTCCGGAATGAAATCCGAAAGTGTTTTCCTATTGTTAGAAACCGATTGGTTTGTGAACTCGGTTTCTTTATTAAATTCCTCAATCGCCTGAGTGACGTTTAAAAATTCAAGGCCAAGAGCCTTTTCGGCTGTTTCCAATATGGCGGTAAATCTTATTTTTTCGCCGAGAGCCTCGACCGCATCCATGAGTTCTTCATTGAACTCTGCAACTGCAATGCCACCCACTGCCGCCGCCGCACCTAATAGCAACAAATTCCCTTTTGTTGCTTTCATTATGGTTGAAATCACCGCAAGAGTGATTTGCGCCCTTGCAATCGCTTTGGCGAATTTGATGACCGAATTGGCCGTTGCAATCACTTTCTTAATCACCGCAATGCCAAACAAAACATCCAGAATGTCAAATAAACTGTCAGCATTATCAAAAGCGAATCTTAGGCCGGCGGTAAAGATAAGCAGCGCATCGGTCAATCGATTAGATATTTGTTTCGCAAGTTCATCGTTTCCTTGGATAAACGCAGTCAATGACCGAATGGAACCCGCAAGAGCCGCACCGAAACCCGCCTCACCAACCGAGAACATAAAACCATCGATGGTGTCCCGCAAATTCGTCATTGCTCCGCCCAGGGTTTGAGCCTGGCGTTCTGCGCCCCCTGCAAACTTGACATTGGATATTTCGGTCAACGCGGCAAC